GCGTCACCACCCGAGATGGCGCCACAGATGACGTGCCCCCGGCGGGCGTACCAGCCCCAGGTACTCGCAACGATCGCCGCGGACGCGATGGCCACCGGCCCCTTGATGGAACCCGCCGCGTCGCTGTCGATGCCGGCGGTCACGCTATCCTCGTCGTACGTGACCCACGACCCCTCAATGGTGGACGCCACGCCGAGCAGGTAGATGAAGGTGCCGGTGTTGAACTCCCGGACGGCGCCGAGATCGTTCAGTTTGGTGCTGTGGACTTCGCCGGGCGCTCCCGCGGCTCCGCGGGGGTCAATGCAATAGGCCATGTGTCATGTCCCCCTACGTGAATAAGACCCCGCCCCTGGAACGGTTGCGCGTCATCAATTGCAGGACGCTGTACACCTTCTGGTTCACCATCGCCGCCGCGGCGTAGTCGAGCGGCTGCCGGCGCTTCCGGAACGCCCCCTTGACCACGGAGAGGAACGTGTCGTTGGTGTTGAACATGAACGCCGAATCCTGCGCGGTCGTGATGACCGAGCTGTAGATGACGCGGGCGTTGATGTGGTAGGACGAACCCGCGCCGAGCGTGCGGACTTCCTTGGCGTTTATGAACCGCTGGTTCGGCTGATTCGCGGCGAGCCACGATCCATACAGCGTCGCGTTCTCCATGATGACGTTCGGCTGACGCCCACTCGAGCCCTTCGCGCACGCGAAGTACAGCGTGTTGTAGTCCGCGAGGAGCGTCGCGCCGGTGTCCGCGCCCCAGTCTTTGAACTGGTTCTTCCACCACGTCTCGGTCCCCGCGACGATGCCCTGCACGGTGCCTGTGCCGTCTTCGGAGAACAGATCGATGAAGGTCTGGAAGCCGTCCGTGCCGCCGGTGGCCGCGAACATCGCCGTCTCGATCGTGTAGTCGTGCGACATCAGCGTGTTGTCCACGATCGACGTGATGAGATCGACCTTCTGCTGCTCGCCCTGGTTCAAAGCTTCGTCGGTGAACGTCCAGTTGGCGGGGACGACGAGCGTGGCCCAGACGGGCGAACTCGCGGTCAGGATGTCCGTCTTGGACGTACTGGTCGCCGTGGTGTCGGTGGCGAGGAAATCGGCGCCGGAGTTGATGCGGTAGTCGAGCGCCGACTGAGGGGTGGCCCCGCCCGCGACCCGCTTGACGCCGCCCATCTCTTCGAGGGCGTTGAGCGCGGAGGTATCCGACCACTGGTCGGCCCCCTTGTTGTTTTCGTTGACTTTCGCGTCGTAGGTGGACGCGACCAACTGTGAAAATGGTACGGCCATGCCGTCCTCCCGCAGAAAGGTTGTCGGTGGCTCGGTGAGGCCCGAGAACAGCCAATAACCCTGCGGTGAGGGGGCAGGATGCCCTAGACGGACGACACGTCGATGAGGCTCGACGCGGGCCGATGGTACGCGGCTACTCTACGCCCACCGGCTCAGTGTGTCAAGTGGGCCACGTGTCACCGTGACCACACTAGCCCATCCGGGCAATCGTTTCGCGGGCGATCTCTTCGGTGGTCCGCCGGGCGCTGGCCTTGACTTCGGCGCCGGTGCGGGTGATCGACGTGCTGCGCGGGGCGGCGTTCATGTCCTTGATGACCTGTTCGCGTACCTTGGCGGGGTCGCTCGCCTCGGCGAGGTGGCGGGCCTGGACTTCGAGGAACGCCTGCCGGAAGGTCATTGTCGGCCGACGCTGCGCCGCTTTCGCGGCCTCGGAGTCCTTTTGGAGCTCGGCGAGGACTTCCCCTTGGAACGGCGTGAGCTCGCCCGTGGTCGCGATCGGCCCAAACCCCGGCCATGCGGCGGCCTCGGCCATCTGGGTCCGGGCGGATTCGCGGAACGTCTCCTGGGCCTTGGCCTGCTCGGCGTCCTGTTTGGCTTCCTTGTCGCGGTCCGTCAAGGGCTTGACGAGGGCTTCGGCTTTGCGGATGACCTCTCGCCGATCCCACGCGCGGAGGGCATTGAAACTCTCGATCGTGCCATCGAGCTTCGGTTCGGGATCGTCTTCCGCGGCCGCCGCGATCGCCTCTTTTTCAGCCGGCGTGAGGTATTTCTGATACCGCTGGTCGTGCTTGGCCAGCGTTTCCATGAAGGCGCGGTCATCGCCTTGAATCGCGGTGATGTACTCCGCGAGATCGGCCCGCGCCTGCTGTTCGCGCTGCTCGATGGTGGAGCGTTCCCCGTCCCAGGTGAGTCGGTGCGTCTTGACGTAGCGGTCGAGCATGCCTTCGACGGTTTTGGCCGGCAGCCAGGTATCCCGTCCGTCGTCCTTCTTGAGCTTGTGGCCCTGTTCCAGTAGGAACTTCGCCGCGCCAGACAGTTCCGGCACAGGGGCCGGCGTGACCGTGGCCTGCCGGGTGTCCACCTTGGGCGCCGGCGTCTCGGCCTCGCTGGACTGCTGGTCCTCGGCCTCCATCGTCTGAATGACGTTCGCCGCGATCGACGCGGTATCGGTCGGGCCGGAGGGGGCAGGGCTACTCTCGGGGGCGGTCGTCGTGTCGGGTTCCATTACGCTCTCCTTCGGGGTTCGTCTTCACGCAGCCAGCGCAGGCCGACCGCCTCTTTTTCCGCGGGGATTACGGCTTCACTGAGACTCAAGACGCCGCTGGAAATCGCGAAATACGCCAAGGCGACGATCCAGTGGTCGAACTTGTGATCCGCCATCTTTCGCGGGTTCTTCTCGTCCCACCGCATCTTGGGCAGGTACTTCGCCAACATCGGACAGCCGGGTTCGTAGATCTGGAACCGCGGGATCCCCGGCTCGACCTCTTCGCCCAAGAGTCCGTGAATCGCATCCGCGTAGAGCACGCGGTCATTGATGGACGCTTCACACGGGACGCCGTGCATCTCCAAGGTATCCATGACCGTGACCGTGTCAGAGCCCGTCTTGACGTTGATCGTGGGGTCCACGTAGGTCATCCCGCACGGGGTCTGGCCCACGAGCTCCGTCGTCGTCTCGATCATCGCCGCCGCGAGATCCTTGGCGATCGTCTCGAACCACGTCTGCTCGTGTATGGCGATGATCCGGCGACCCAGGACGGCAAGCCAGACGCAGACCGCAGGGTCTGGGAAATAGCCCATATCGAAGGCCCGATACAACTGGATCCAGGGCACGCGAAGCAGCGGTACATCTGAAACGACGGGCAGTTCTTGGATGTAGTGGTAGGGTGTGCCATCAACCTGCTTCTTCACGCGGAACAACGTCCGCGACTCCATCCGTACTCCGTCAATCCACGCCGCCCGAAAGTGCGCCGGAATCCCGGCAAACTGTTTGAGATATTCCTGCGGGTCCAGGCTAGGATTGTCCTTGAGGTGCATCGGGATGTGGCACCAGTCGTTCGGGTCATAGAGCGGGTCTTCCAGTGGGTCCACGTCCTTGTCGATGAAATATCGATCCAGTTCCTCGATCGATTCTCCCATTGGGTTCCCGCTGTAAATCTCCACCGGCCAGAACGGCTGCGACCCATCCGCCGCCTTCGCGACACGCATCGACGGGGCCATCGTCCGCAAGTGCTCCCACGGAATCTGCGGGGCCTCATCGACGAACAGAATAACCGCCTCCGCGCCGACGATCTTCTCGACGTCCTTTTCTTCCTCACAGTGCCGGTAATACCCAACCGACCCATTGAGATACGCGGCGTTCGACTCCGTCTTGTTCCAACAGTCGTCCCGGCCGGTCAGCACCCGCATCTCATGGCCGAGAAACTTCGTGTGGTTCATCTTCATATCCGGCATGTTCCGCCGGACCACCACATACGTCAGGAACGACAACAGGGTCGCGAGCGCATGACATACGCCCTTCCGAATCGTGACGGACTTCCCGCCTCCACGATTTCCCCGCAGAAAATACTTGCTCGGACCCTCACCCGTCATGACCCGCCGCGCGATCATCTGAATCGCCATCAACTGCGGCCCAGGATGTGGGTCGTAGAAGACCTCGGAATTGACGAGGAACGCCTTCGGCGACGGACTACTCATCCAACCGCCATCCCTCCCCCATCACCCGCGGAGGCTGATACCCCCTGTCCAGATACCGCGAACTCGGTACCCACCAGACCACAGGAGCATCAGGACGCCTCAGCCATCCCAGCGCCCCATCAGGCGCCACAACGGCCCGCGGAACACCAAGCGCCAAGTCCAGCGCCGCCTCCGCATCCACGCGGTTCACGTCATACCCAAACACCCACCCATCACTTCTTTCCACACGGTGGACAGGTGTCATTTTCCCTAACGTTTCTTTCGATTCCATGTTCCGGCCCTCACTATCCACACGGCTCACCACACGTGTCCCACACTAGGCCGAGGGGTGACACCGGCCCGGCCCAAAGGCCAAATCGCGGCCCTAGTTGCGCATCACTTTCGCCTACCCAATACCACTTTCGCCTTTCGCTTTCTGATTTGCGCAAGTACTTAGCTGAGGTTTGCACAGGCTAACTG